TTCGTACCGAGCCTCTAGAGGCGCAAAGCGGGTCACTTTGTCACGGTCTGGGCGTATCCCCCGGATTGGTAGTTTCGTGCGTCTAAGGAGCTCCTGCACAACAGCGGCTTGGTATTGAACCTGCTCGATGCCGATCATACTAGGATTCCACTTAGCCGCCATCATCTCGATGAAGCGTAGCACGGAAGCAAAGTCAGCACGGGTACGGTTGATGTCTCTAACGTAAATCGTCCCATCTTCACCACGGCTCACAACAGCAACCCCGGTGTAGTCGGCTTCGCTCTTGGTGCTGATGGCAAGGTCAACCCCGATGTAGGTAGGCAACCCTTCGGGACAATCACCGTATCGTAGCCACTCCCGCTTGATTCTTGCTCCCGCCGCATCGACGAACTGAGCTAAATATTCCTGTTGGAACGCTATGCTCGGCAAGGATTCCCCAGCTTTGTCTACTTCGGTTGGGTCAATCCACGGGTTAGCGGTGGTGGGCATCTGCCATGCCATCCAGTCGGCATCGGTAGCGGCTTGGTTGTAAAGGGTACGGAAATAGTTGGAGCCTTTAGGTGTACTGAGAAAGAACGCATCCCCTTTGAAGTCTGTTAGCGTTGGGCGTATGGCTTCCGTCCAGGCTTGTTCTAGATGCCGTGCCATTGCCGCCTCATCGATGATAACCCGCTTGTACTTCCTGCCACGGGCAACGGTGCTAGGGTCATCCAAAGTCCAGTAGTCGATGGCTGCGCCTGTTATAAGCTCGATGCGCGGCGCTGGGCTTTGTACAGCTCGCCGGATAACCGGAGCATAGATACGCTTATGATCGGCGTATGCCTCTTCAAGGAGCCTGTAGGTAGGCGCAAACCAAGCACACGGCAAGCCGTCCTGCAGTACAGGGTCACTGAGCAAGTTACCGCCCAGCGTAGTCTTACCGAATCTTCGACCTACTCAGCCACAGGCAAGGACGTTGTATCGCCTTGCCTGTGCCATTATCACCTGCTGTGATTCATGAGGTCGAGGGAGAACCAATCGTATGTCTGGCATTATGGTTTGTCTGCGTACTCCACGATGACCTTGACCGGTGAACCGTCAGCGCCGGTCTGCTCTACCCTTGATGACCAGTCGGCTTTGTGCTTGCGCTCCAGCCACCACGCTGCCGCCTGCCATGTGCTATCAGCTGCTTTCTGGATGATAGCAACGTTGCGTACCTCGGCATCTGCTTCTGCTTTTTTTATAGCGTCCGCAAATTCCGACTTGTCTCGCAACCAGTTCGCAAAAGTATCTTCAGAAATTGCCGCATAAGAGCATGAAGCACGGCGGGTGTTTCCAGCTCTCAATGCTTGCGTGATACGGGTCACTGTTTCATCGTTGTACTTAGATGGTTTACCCGGCATTGTTAGCCTCCAGTTTGTCCAACCATTGCCACTGAATCTGTTCAGCGATACGAGCGGTCATTACAGGGGGAACAGACATCCCGATTACATACTTAGGATCAACATCCATAAAGTCGTAATCTTGTGGAAAAGTTCCGCAGCATTTGATTTCACGAATGCTCATAAATCGTTTTTGTTGAGGAAGTGTCATCTTACTGCCACTTGCTGAACATATCGTGTTGCACACATCATCGTCGGTAACGAATATTGCATTGAAGCATGAAGGCTTGTTTTTCAATCGCATATTCGTATCCGAATATTTCCTGTCAGTGACTCGATAATGTTTCCATATATTGTGATCGTAAGGTGTTGGCTGCTTGTATTGTCCATCGCCTTCTTTTCTCACTTGCCCAAAGGTTATAGGTTTGTCATCAAAGTTACACTTGAGCGGCTGTAACTTCAAGTCAGAGCGTCGAGCAATGAAGAAAGAACGCTGCCGCTTCTGCGGAACTCCCATAGATGCCGCATTGAAAAGGAATACCTGAAGGTCATACCCGGCTTCATTGAAAGCCGTTTGTATCTCCTTCACATATCCTTTAGCCGCTCCCTTGAGTAGTCCGCTAACATTCTCAGCAACTGCAACCTTAGGCTGTAATCGCTTCACTAGGGCTATGTATTCAAAGAATAAATCATCAAGCCGTTGTTTTGCTTGACCTTCCCGAAACTGTTTTTCTTTGCCCCAATCTTTCTCCCGGTTACCTGCCGTGCTGAATGATGAGCATGGAGGCGAACCATCAAGGATGTCAAGATTGAATAGTTCAACGGGCAAATCTTCACGCTTACGGAATACCCGGATGTCTTCCAAGTAGACCATCTTAGGTTTGTGATTTTGTTTGTAGATGCGCGCCATCTGCGGATCAATCTCACAGATACCGACCATTTCAAAACCTGCTAACTTATAGCCCATTGTAGATCCACCGCCACAAGCAAAAGTGCTAAACACTTTGTAGCCGTTGCGGGGCATGATGTAGCCATCTGCTAAATTCCATTCATACGGGTATTTCATTGCTCGAACTCAAATCCACAGCGGGGACAAGAAACAGCATCATCAGAAAGTAATGTGTCTGGATCTATCTCTTTGTTCGTTGCTTCGTATTCATCCATAGAGCCAGTAAGCGAACCGATCAAAGCATCAAGGTCAGCAGCGCCATACCCGGTACCTTCAAGGCCGATAGGCGTATTCGCAAGTTCGGCTAGGATGTCGGTTATCTTGGTTGTGTCATCTTGCCCGATACGGGTAGTGCGGTTGTCTACGACAAGAATCCGCAGCTCCTCCTCTGGCGTAACGTCAACCCATTGAACAGGTACGGTTTCCCAGCCTAGAGCCTTTGCAGCCATGACCCTATGATTTCCCGCTAGGATGTGCTTTGTGCTCAGGTTGGCCACCACAGAGCCGTACCAGCCATTGACTGCTAGGCTCTTCTTGATGGCTTCCACATCGCCGTTGTTAGCGTTTCGTGGATGATGCTTGAGCAGGTCAATAGCGACCTGCTCAATTTGGAGATTGATAACTCTACTCATCTAGATTCTTCCTGATTTCCGCGCTGGTAGCCCAGAGCATAGCAGCCCGTAATTTATCCTTACTCATACCCTGAGCCTTAGCCCTCTTCTTGACATCAGCATACAGCCAGCGTGTATACAGTTCTGACCCTATAGCCACGCATCCAGCCCCCACCAAAGCACCAATGGCAAAAGGTATCATCCTGTGACACCTATCATAAAACCAGTCTGTGATTTACTTTCATCCTCTTCACTGGCTGATGTAAAATCTACTTTTCTAAGCATTTCATCGTAGTGTTTTGCCTTGGTTTGCATAAACTCAATGCGTTCGGCTTCGGTTCGTGTTGCTTTTCGCACTTCAGGTTTTTCAGCCTTGATGAGTTTTAGGCACGTTTCAACAGCAAACTGTAGCGCGTTGCCTTTTCTTTGATTATCTGCCCTTGAATCAATAGGTTGTTCCATGTACATCGTAATCCGATCAGAAGCCCATACAAACGTTTGAAGGCTTGCTAAGAACGGGTCATCAGAAACAGGTGCAAGAAACATCCTGTTTGCTTCTGTCATCGGAACTTTAGTAAGGTTTTGATACACGTACAGCTCTTGCCCATTAGCTATTATTTTTGCAGGTGCAAAATCTTTGAAATTACCGGCAAGGTTTGCCAGTTCTTCGTCGGTTACATCCCAGTTGTAGTTAAGCATTATTTCAATATCTCCCATGTCATGTACAGCGTAACGCCGTGAATGAGTTGATCAAGTCCAATGATGTTCCAGAACTTTTCCATGTCCCCGTTCTGGTATGCCTTGGTAGTTTCCCTACTTGTGATGTAGTCGGTCAACCAGTGCAGTAGACCATTGATAATCACATATTCGGCAAACTTCCAGACATCTACATTGTTCCCAGTTGCAAAATGTACTAAACCTGCAATAAGGAATGTAGCCACGTATAGCAGGACGTGTATAGACAGAGACTTGTTAGATTTAGACTTTGTCTCTGCGATGTGCCTTGATTGCATCCGGAAGTCTGCCACGTAATGAATCATCAGGATAAACGGGAATGAGATGTCACTCATTCTGTTGTCTCCCACATGACTTCGTTCTTTACCGGGTGAAACTTGCCGACGATCCAATCATGAGCTAGCAGGTCTTCTCCCGAGATCAAACATGTTGCATTGATGCGTTCAATGTCTGCTCCTGAGAAACCATCCCACAGTTCACAGAATCTGAGCAAGCGGTACTTGTCCCAGGCTATCCGCCTTATTGGCTTGCCATGCTTCAAAGCCGTGAAGGCTTGTTCAATCGTCATTCTTTATCTCCCTCTTCCCAGTCACATATTTCCCAGTCGGTAGCGTTCATATCGTCACCAGTCACGAAAAGGTATTTAGACTGCCATTCTCCTGAAGCCCTTCTGTCTACAAATGACTTGGTTTCAGTGTCGTAGTACACGATCCGCGTCTCGTCTTCTTCTACCCAAGACGTACGGGTAACAGGGTTGCCATCCATTAATTCTTGAAACACTCCCGTAAATGTCATCCTATTACTCCCATTGTGATCGGAAGGTGTTCAGCCATCAGCGCCTTGATGGACTCTGCAATCTCCCTATGCTCTAGTTGGGTATCTTCCTGCGTCCTAAGCTGCACGTAGTGAATCCAAGAGCGTATGCTACCGCTCATATACATCGTGGTTGGAGTGCAAAGCGGTAGTACCATCCTTGCAGTCTCCGCAGCGATACCGGCTTTTATCATTTGGTTGTATGCATGGTAGCCACGAGATACAGCAAGCTCAGCGTCCAAGATTACACCCTGCATTTCCGGATCTAACTCTGCCCGCTGTGGCATCGGTTGTGAGCTTTGCCGGTTAGTTGTACCTGCAAGCCGCATCTCGCCCAGAATAGGGAAGTCATGCACCTCTGCGTACCGTTGGCTAAACTCTTGGAAAGAGAAACTCCTATGCCGCAGAATCTGCGGAGCGATAGCACGGGTGGTTTTGATTTCCACGCACATACTAGCCATCTCAAAGATTGACCAGTGCCCGTGTTTGATGCAGTACTTGAGAAGCCCTGCCACGTCTGGGTTGTCTTGGTTGGCGGGGTTGCTGACCCTTGCGCAGTATCCGATGACCTGCTCCGCTTCCGGTGTTATCCATATAAGTTTTGTCATCCGTTGTATATCTCCCAGTCAAACGCCAGTACATCAGCACTACCGAATGATGCCACCCGGCTGTAGTGCCGGTTCCCCGCGCCATCCAAAAGGTATAGGCATATCTTGCCATCTACCAGCTGAAGGAACCAAGCGGCAGAATGTCGGCGTACCGTCATGCCAGCCCGCAAGCGTTCCAAAGCGGAAGGAAAGCCGCCACCAGACATGTTCATCCGCTGTGCTTCGATGCTCCGCAGCTGCTCTTCAGTCCGTTCTTTCAGCCAGCGGTTGACGGTGGTGTGCTGGAAGCCTACAGCCCTTGCTGCTTCGTGGCACTTCATGCCTTCAGCTACGAATGTTTCGTACCGGTCTAAAAGATGCTGCCGCTTTGCGCGGTTAGCAATCACCGATTCGTTTGGTCTACCTGCCATCTTCAGTTCCTTGTAACTTTCAATCGTTCAAATCCTGATTTGGTATCCCATTCAAATACGGTTTCATATTCATCAAATTTCTCATCCCACATTGTCGAGATAACTTCTTTGATAATTGAATGTGGATGAAAATGACAAGTGATTGTCAACTCGCCTTTGCGATCTACTAAACGTGTGAATACGTTATGAACATTTTCAATAGGCATTTCCATTTTTGCAGAAAATGCGAGTAGAAAATGTATCAAGCGCACAATATTGCCCGATTCGTCTTTTTCATCTTCCAACTGTATTCCAAACAAATGTTCTGTCATTTACTTATCTCCCTTGCATCATTGACTACCCGGTCGGCATACTCCCTGGAGCGTGTCACAAGGTAGGCGGCGTACCAAAGTACCTTTAGCCGGTCTTCTTCCGCCTGCCCTTTGTGCTCCTGCCGTTGCAGGTATTTGAGGATGGAGCCGGACACGAAGTCCAGCCCCCAGTCTTCGATTACCGCCAGCGCGTCAAGCTTGCCGACCGTGTAGTGAGTTCTCACCTATTCGTCAAACGGATCCGCGATGTCATCGGCTACAACTGCAGCCTTCTTGAGGGGCTTTGTAGCTGCAACCTTTACAGGCTTGACTGTCTCAATGACGTTGGTAAGTTCCCCGTTCATCTTTTGCCGGGTGCCTACCACTACTTGCCATGACTTACCCTTGAGCGCTTCGATGTCAAGTGCGCCGAACTGCGCGTTAGTCATCCGTCCAACCATGCCATCGAGCAGGATTGTAAGTTTTGCTTTCTCGTTGCCGTAGTAGGTCTTTGTGTACTGGATGAATCTAAAAGGCTGGCCGTCATCGTCACCAACTTCGGTTGTCTCAAATACCCACTTGAAGTTTGGTTCGAGAACGTTTGGATCGTCGAAGCTCTTACCCTGTACGGCTTCGCAATCAATGAGGGCGCAAATGTAAATGCCCTGCTCGGCAACGGAGAACTTTTTCCCGCTACCTTCCGAATACTTCCCATGCTGTGCAAAGAATCCCATTATCAAACTCCTTGAGCCACTGGCTCTTTGATATGTCGGTGATGGAAAGGTCTTTACCGGAACCACTGGGGCCGCCCTTGCGAGCATTTTCACATCCATCACCAACACACAAACTATATACCCACTCAGTGGATATTGTCAAACACTCTTTTTCTTCTATTCTTTCTTGGCAATACCTGTACCGGCGCCTTTGCGCCGGGTACACGGTTTGCCCTTTCGTTCCCCTCACCAGCCCTCTCTTCGGGCTGGGGGGGTAGGTTCTAGGAAGGGGGGGTATTTCAAAAGTGTATCTATTTATATTCTTAAGGGGATACAGTTTTTCGATACACTTTTTACCGCTTGTAATACCTCTTGCTACGGCACTCGATTAGCTGCAATTCCACTGCCTCATCAATGGTTTCCCAGACTAGATTTCTATTCTTTTTCAGCCCATCACAGATACCGCTTTTCGTCTTGCCGGGATTATCTGCCACATACTGAGCAACCCGATCTAAAACCTCCGTCTCACTTCCAGCCGTTGTGATTTGCTGTAGTGCTATCTGCCCCGGTTCATCGGTGTTGAGCCTGTACACAAAGTGAACCCAATCATCCTCCCCGATGTGCCTGTGTTTGACCGTACGCACGTCATACGTCTTGGCTTCGATGTCGTGGTTGATAGATAGCACCATGTCGGCCTGTGCTGCCAAATCAGAGGCTCCACGCATGGTGTCCTGAGTGATAGCCGTCCCTGGTGCTAACTTCTTGTTATGGTGAAGAATCACCACTGCCGCCCCTGCATCAATCAGTTCCTGGAAGCGATCATAGAGTTTGGCAACCGCGCCATTGTCGTTTTCATCCATGCCATGAACACGAACAAAAGTATCAACAACCACTAGCTGAATGTCGTTGTCTTTGATGTACTTCACAAGCGCGTCAACGTGGTACCGCTTGTCTACCTTAGTGTTTTTCTTTTGGATGATATGAAGGTTTGGTAGGTCGGTATTGTGCATCATGCAGAACCGCGCCCAGAATTGCTTTAGGTTGATTTCCTCATTGATGTAGAGAACCTTAGCCGGGGTTGTCTCAATGAAGTTGCACCACGGCCTACCGGAAGCGCAAGCAATGGCAAGGTCAATACCAAGCCACGATTTACCAGAACCGGATGCGGCAGCAATGAAGTGTAGCCCCTTGTGAATAATCATATTCTCGGCTAACCATTCTTGCTCTGGGCAGTTTTGCCCCTCTTCCTTGAATCGCCACCAGTTCCAAATCTCTAGCTCTGGTTCGGGTGCTACCTTGGCGGCGAGCTGCTCACGGAGCATTGCCGGGGTTAGCGGTTCACGGTCGGACTCTGGCCAATCAGACCAAGCCCGCCCGGCTTTTACGGCTACGTCTGCCTCTTCCATTGGCGGATCACACCACTGTAGATTCCAAGCAACAGCCGCCGGATACGCTGAATCGTAATCGATGCCAGTAGAGCGGAGGTATCCGATATAAGCCGTCAAAGCGTTATCACGCCCACCGTAAGGCCCGCCTCCTTCAGGGTGCCGCGTATAGAGTTTTGCCATCGTGCCATCGCCTGACGGCTCACCCGGTTGACGTTCTTTGCGCTCCGGCTTAGGGTCGGGAAAGTCTGGGATGTCCCAGATAGATGTGATTTTAGGATCCAAAGTAATACTCCATAATTTCCGGCAGGTCGGCACGGACAATGTCTAATCGATATTCCCAAGCGGGGTTGCTTTCAAACGCCATGCAGGCTTCCTCAGCTTCAAGGAAGAACACATCCAGTAGGTCGGTTATCCTACCGCTTGCATGGCGGATGCGGGGTACCGCTCTGCCTAGCTGCCCTTGCTTTGCGGAAGCCAGCAGGGCATCTAACCTGCCATCCTTTAGGTGTCGAACTATCAAGGATTCCTTGTGAGTTGGACGCATCGCCCCGCCCTTGAGTAAAGTTACCGCCTTGGGTTCATCGGGATTCTTCCAGTTCAACGTACCGGGGATACGCATGATGCGATCAACATTGCCTACCGGGTCAGTGCCTAGAATGATGCTGTTTTGCCAAGAGCGTATCTTTGCCTCGATGGCTGTACGGTCTTTGGTGTTGCGGCAGTTGGCAACCGCAGGAAGCATCACGTACCCGTGCCACCCGTTGCCCGTGTGAATGACGATGTCGCAGCCGTCAAGTAATCCTTGACTACTGCCGGGTACTTTTGCATCAAGGTCAATCCAAACAGAACCGACCTGCTCGATGCTATCCTTGCCGAGCTTACGCCCTGGGCCTTCAGGTGCAACCCTTGGACAAACCCCGCAGTACACATCATAGCCACGCATTGCAAGGCTCATGATGTGCTGGGTTAGGGCTTGCCCTTCCTCGCCCTTTAGGCAATGTGGCAGCCTGTAGGTGGTTCTGTTAGCGTGGGGCTTGACCTTGCTTAGAGGTCGAATCTCAATGAAGCCGTCTTGATACGGCTTGAATAGATGCCGGAGAAAGGCGATAGCCTGACCCGCATCCGTGGCAGGGAGTGCCATGGGGTTACCTAATTTCCTGTGTATTACCTTCCGTGGAACCCTCGGTAGCTACTCCGAGGGTGGACAAAGTCCATAACCACAGGAAAGGTTACCCACATTATACATCAAAGGTGAACCCGACATGATCGGCTATCGCCTTGGCGGCATCGTGCCAAGAGTAAGCAACCACAAAGGTGTACCCGTACGGCTGAAGCGCATCACGGAAGGAAACCTGCCCCGGTGTTAGCCTACCTTTACCAGCCTTCATTTCGATGAATAGCCCCGGTGCTGGGCAAGGGAGAAAGATATCCCAGACACCGGCAAGGACACCCATGGCTTTGAACTTAGCAGCTGTGCGGATGTCTCGATGCCCACCGTTAGGACAGTGATAGATGGTAGACAGTTCCGGATGTTTGGTAGCCATCAAGCGTACCCAAGTAATCAAGGCTATCTGCTCTTTATCTTCAAGGTGCTTCAAGTCAAATCCTCAACTTCGTACCGTCCCCGGATGGTTGCCAAGGCTGTCTCTATCTGCGCCTCAATGACGCTTACGGGTGTCTTGTACCGGCTGGCTATCGTTCGCAGGGTCTCCGGCTTAGATCCATCAAGACCAAAGCGCCTAACAAGCAAATAGCGGGAATCGTCATCCAGCGATAGCAAAGCATCGCCCAGCCTATCTGCCCATGATTCAGCGATGAACGCCTCTTCGGGGCTTGTGGAGGCTCCTAGCACCCTGCAATCTTCATAGACTAAACCATCCGTGCCAGCGACTGGTACATTGATACTAACCGGCTGTACTTGTTGTGAGTCCTTGGCTATGCCTATCATGGTAACCGACAAGCCGGTGTACCCTGAAAGCTCCTCATCAGTTGGAGCCGTGCCGTGCTGGTGTAAGTGTTGATCGTGTGCCTTGCGGATTCGCAACCACTTGTAGATGGTGTGCTCGGATACCCGTATAGTCTTGCTTTGGGTTGACTGGTAACGGCGGTACTTTTGAATTATCCACTTCATCGCAAAGGTGCTGAATCTTAGCCCTCGGCTGGAATCCCACCGTTGTATGGCGATAATCAAGCCCTGAAGGCAGAACGCCACGGCATCTTCAAAGTCATCCTGCTTGTGTATCTGCTTGGCCATCTCTTTGCAGAGGCCGGTGTTCCGATGCACCATTTCCGCCATGCACTCTTTAGGCATGATGCCTGCCGCCCATGCTTGGTGGAGTAGAACCATCTCATCGTGAGACAGTAAACGCTCCGGCGCCCTTGATAGGGTTCGGAGCGTCTGCCGTATGCTTGCCTTACTTGGTGGCAAGTGCAATCCTAGAGCCTATCCAGCGCATGACGGGTACAGCCATGCTGTTACCGAGTGCCTTGTACCTTGGTCCGTCTGGAGTCTCTGGCATGATGTCGGTGTAGCCATCAGGGAAACCTTGAAGGCGTTCACACTCAGTCGGTGTTAGCCGCCGTACTGCCATGCCGTGCATTATCTGCTGATCCTGTGAGGTTGCGATAGTGTAGGCTTTTTCATCCTGCCCCATGTAACCACTGCCGCCGGTTCCAGGCTTTGCTACCCCGCCGTTTGTACCGGTGTAATGCCCAACACCTCGTATCTTGAATGCATGGGCTGGATGCGCTACGCCGTGAACCCCGGTAGCATTCAGCGTGTACATCGGACCGCCTACCGTGTATCCATCACCATTACCGCCGTTCAGTGGTTGCCGTCCGATGGTGTTCTCTGCAAGGGCTATTGGTTCAACAACGATATCAACCGACCTGATATCACCTAGATCAAAACAGTTTAGCGTGTTGGTTACGGCATCAGGAACCCATGTCTCAAAGTCCTCTGCGCTCTGCGCTCTGCGTGACTTACGGTAGGTGTGCTGTACTAGTGGTGTGTTACCACCACCTGTACCCCATCGTGCAGCTACCGTAGGACTTGGATCAACGGGTCCAGTAATACGGCTATCCATTGGATGGCTTTCATACATTACTGGCACAAGCCTTCCGGTATAGGCATCTTGACCAGAGTAAGCACCGGGATGCGTATCAGCACAAAGCGTCCCTACTGTTCTTTGGATGCCGTTTGCATCAACGCTTGATGCAGGGCTGGAGGTAGACTTTTCCCCCTTGCGGTTGCTCTTCGGAGTATCCCCTCGCAAGCTTTCTGGCTCAAATAATACTTGGGCTGCACGTCTTGAGTCCCCTGAAGAATGTGCGACAACAAAGACTCTACGCCTTCGCTGGGGGACTCCAAAGTACTGAGCGTCAAGCACTCGGTATGCGAACCCATACCCGAGTTGCCCCAACGCCCCGAGGAAGGAACCAAAATCCCGTCCTCCTGAGCTGGACAAAACACCGGGTACGTTTTCCCAGATAACCCATTCTGGGCGGTAGTGTTCAACCATTGCAATGAAGGTGAG